TCACCCAACTATTGCTGGAACTTTCAGTAATGAGTTAGCAGTTGCTTCTGACTTAAACGAAACTTCATTAGAACAAGCTTTGATTGACATCGCAGCTATGACTGATGAAAGAGGCCTAAAAATTGCGTCTAGAGGAATGAAATTAATTATTCCTTCAGCACTTCAATTTACTGCTGACAGACTTATGAAGTCTGAAGGTAGAACAGGTACTGCAGATAATGACATTAATGCAGTTAAGAATATGGGAATGATTCCTGAAGGTTACACAGTTAACCACTTCTTAACTTCTAATAAAAAATGGTTCATTAAAACTGATGTTCCTAATGGTCTTAAACATTTCGTTAGATCACCTATCAAAACTTCTATGGAAGGCGACTTTGATACTGGTAACGTTAGATACAAAGCTAGAGAAAGATATGTATTTGGATTTTCTGATCCAAGAGGCATATTCGGATCAGACGCAGTATAATAAATAATTTAAAGGGCCGCCTAAAAACGGCCCTTTTTTTAACTATAACAAGGTGTGTAAATGAAAAAGACTCTCATAAATATCTGGGCTTACGATCATCATGCAGTATTTACTATTGAACATGATGAAGATACGGCTGAAAGTGTTGAAAAAGCAATACTTGACAAGCTAGGAGAAAAGAGTATAAAATGGGAGTATCTCGGAAACAACTATAATAACGAGATAAATCGAATAACTTATGAGGAGGTTATTGATGATACAAGACCTATACAAACAAAAAAGGTCCTTGGAGTTGAAGTGGCAACAGGAGCATCTGTCTAATGATAGATACACTCTTGAAATGGTCAGAATTGATGACAAAGTTAGAAGAGTCATTACTGACATTAAGCTGGAAGAAGCAGCTATTGCTCATAGACAGAATACTGTCGAAGACGCAGCTCCACAAGTTTCTGTAGCTACTTAGTCAAAAGCTACATCGCTGAAATGCATAAATACCGTAGGCTCTCTTGCACTCTACTAAAAAATCAGTTATAACTACCTTACTATATATTTAAATAAACTTATTGAATACAGACGCATATAGTCGACTTCCCTAGGGACTGTATTTAAAATATCTAGGAGGATATTAATATGGCTAACACAACTTTTTTAGGAAACGTTAGAGAAAACGGAGACGGTTTAAGAACTTCAATTGCTGGCTCTATGTGTGCAACAGCAAATTTTCATATACCAAATACTTTAACAGCAGGTGATGGAAATGTACAAAAATCAGAAACAGATACAACTTCAGTAGTTTTACCAAAAGGTGCTGTCGTTTACCAAATAGCAATTTGGGATGCGAGCGGTACTGGAGGTGCTACTCAAGATATTGGTTATACTCCAGTAGGAACTGGAACTGTAGTTGCAGATCCAAATGGTTTGGCAATTGCTCAACCAGTTACAGCAAAATCTCTTTCAGTAGTAGGTGGCGCAACTGATGGTGCATCACTTGGTGGTATTTCAACAATTATTAATGCTGTTGAATATGGACCAGCTATTGTAAATGCTGCGGGCGCAAGAGAACAATTAACAGTTACTCATGAAGCTAATACATCTGCAGCAGGTTCTGCAAGTGGTACTCTTTACTACTTTGTTGCCGACGAAAAAAACGGCGCTGAATCAGCGTAATTAATTAATTATCTATGCTCTTTCGAGAGCATAGAATAAATTAGGAGAAAAATAAAAATGGGAAACTCATATTCAAGTGATCAAACAACCCTAAACCTCGCTACTATTGGAGCTGATACTTTATCAAGATTAGGTAGAGCTAGAATTACTTCTATTCAAGGAAAAGGAATAGCAAGTTCTACTTTATTACTTTACGATGCAGCAACAGCAGGTGCAGCAGCAGCTGGTAATTTAGTAGCTACTTATAATTATGGTACTGAAGGTTTAGAAGTTTATGTTCCAGGTTCAGGTATTTTATTTAAAAACGGAATAGTATTTAATTTAGCCGGAGCAAGCGGAAGCGTTACTTTAACTATAACTGGCGGATAAGGTTTTTACATGGCGACTATTACTTATACAGTTACGGTTGCAACTGGTACTAACCAATATAGTGCAAATCAAAACAAGTATTATATTAATGGTACGGTTAGCCCAACTATTCAGTTACAAGAAGGTAACACTTATATCTTTGACACTTCTGATAATACAAACCTTACTCACGTTTTTGCATTTTCTACAAATCCAAATAACTCACCAGCAGCACCTTATACAACAGGTGTAACTACTACAGGTGTATCTGGAAATGCAGGATCAAATACAACAATTATAGTAGGAAATACAACTACAACTGCAGATCAAACTGTACCTCCATTATTTTATTATTGTACAGCTCACGTTGGCATGGGTGGTTCAGCACCTACACTTACTCAATCTTCTGGAATATCTAATAAATTTAATCCAGCAATAGATGACATTATAGAAGAAGCTTTTGAAAGAACTAATATAAGAGGAACTAGAACAGGTTATCAATTAAGATCTGCAAGAAGATCTTTAAATATAATGTTTCAAGAATGGGAAAACAGAGGAGTTCATTTATGGAAAGTTAAACTTGCAAAAGTTCCATTAGTAGAAGGTCAAGCAGAATATAGTTTTGCAACAGATTCTATAAATTTTCCAAGTGATATGAGTGATATGTTAGAAGCATATTATAGAAATAATTCTACAACAACAGCACCTCAAGATATTGCATTAACTCAAATTAGTAGATCACAATATAATGCAACACCCAATAAATTAACACAAGGGACACCTTCTCAATTTTATGTAGAAAGAAAAATTAATCCAAGCATATTTTTATATGCTACACCCAATTCAAGTGTATCAAGCACGACTACACCAAGTAGTTTTCAATTTTGTTTTTATTATTTATCTAAAATAGAAAACCCAGGTGCATATACAAATGTTTCTGATGTAGTAAATAGATTTTATCCATGCATGATGTCAGGTCTTGCATATTATTTAAGTATGAAATTTTCTCCGGAAAGAACTTTAGATCTTGAAAGAATTTATGAAAGTGAAATGTTAAGAGCATTAGATGCAGACAATCAAGGTACATCTACATTTATTTCTCCACAAACATTTTATGGTGATGGAGTAATGTCATAATGGGAGTTTTTGCTAGAGGTAAAAGAGCACTATCTATTTCCGATAGATCAGGATTAAGATTTCCATATACAGAAATGGTTAGGGAATGGAATGGATCTTTAGTTCATTACTCAGAGTATGAACCAAAGCAACCACAACTTGAACCTAAACCAGTTGGTAATGATCCACAAGCATTACAAAACCCTAGAGTTCAAGCTGAGTCTACAGCTCAATTAATTTTATTAGATAATAATCCTTTTGAAATTATTATTTCTGGAGGTAACACTTATGTAAATGTTTATTCTTTAGATCATCAAAGAAAAGCTGATAGTAAAGTTAGATTAAGAGGAGCACCTTTAGTAACTTCAAGTGGAACTGGTGGACCCGACGCTTATAATTTACAATCTTATAATGTTATACCAGATATTTCAGGTGTAACAGATATTGATTCTGCAAATGGTTTTACAATTCAATTAGGTAAAATAGATGCAGCAGGAAATGTAACTGGTAATACTACAAGCGATGTGTTAACTAATCCTATTAGTTACTTTTATTTTCAAAGTGCTGATGCTGCTAGTACTAGTGGAGTTAAAGGTGGTGGTTCAGGATGTTCAGCAGGACCAGTAACATTGGAGGCATTATAATATGGCATACACTTTAGCAAATTTAAGAACAGATATTAGAGGATACACAGAAGTATCAGATACAGTTTTAACTGATTCTGTTTTAACAACAATTATTAAAAATACAGAAAATCAAATTTTAAGAGCGGTCCCTACAGATCAAAATGCTCACTACGCAACATCAACTTTAATTACTGGAAATAGATATGTAACAATTCCACAAGATTTAAGATCAATTAATTATGTTCAACTTAAAGATACAGCAGGCAATCAATTTTTTTTAGAACAAAGAGATCCTAGTTTTATGGCAGAATACTATTCTAAACCAGATACTGCAGCCGTAGATATTCCAAAATATTATGGTAATTGGGATGAAGAATTTTGGGTTGTAGCACCTACACCTAATCAAACATACGCTATAACATTAGCTTATAACAAAGAGGCTCCAAGTATTACTTTAACAACTCCAGTAGATTATTCTACTTTAGGAACTTATTTATCTAACAAATATCAAGACTTGCTTTTATATGGATGTTTGGTAAATACATATGGATACTTGAAAGGTCCGACAGATATGATACAATACTACCAAGGGCAATATGAAAACGCTCTTACAACGTATGGTACCGAGCAAATCGGTTACAGACGCAGAGATGAATATGAAGATGGCATGATTCGTCAACAATTAAAATCAAAACCACCATCTAGTTACGGAACAAATTAATTAAGGAGAAAAAAATATGGCAAACGTAGTACCTTATGCTTTTAAACAAGGGATCCTAAAAGGACAGCATGAT